GGTAAACAAGAAGTGATCGCCAGGCTGTACTGATCCGGAGCAAAAAAGCCTGCCCATTTGTTCAACTTGACTAGACTTGTATATATTGGTGCCACCAAAATTAAGAAAAGCACCAGGAGTAGTGGCTTGAGGAATATCCGTAGGCCCAGATAGAATTTGAACATTGTGTCCTGCCTTTCGTAAGAGAGCAGGTACATGGCGTTTCCATTCGCCAGTGTACCTTGTTTCTACAGCTTCTAAATCAACTAAGAATACGTTCATTATTATGCAGAAGCGTATTTAGGATTCTTGCCTTGATAAGGCTTGCGTTCACGAGTGCCATCTGGACGCTTAGGTCTACGTGACTTTTCAAAGTTACGCCATGCCCAGCTTTCACGATTGTACAAATGACTTTCATCAAATGGAAACATTTCCAATCGACAAAAATCAAGATATGCCTCTAGATCATCAAAGATCTTAACTACGTCTGGGCGATTTTCAAAATATGAGTAGTCTTTGTAATTCTTAGCCATAATAGCTTTCCTTGTTTATATCAATACTTAATAAAAGAACCATTTTCTCCGTCTTCGGAGACCTCAATCCAGATCTCACGATCCGGATACTTTTGTGAGATTTGAGCATATAAATCATCGCTCATCATCTCGCAACTTTTATAGTCTAGCGACAATACACCTTGTTCGCTAGAATACAACCTTTCAAGCCATCGCTTGAACTGTATGAATTCCACATCTCGGTCGTTATGAGTAACTCCGAGCCATACCCTAAAGTGAAAGATATGGCGATGAGGAGTGCCAAGAAACGAAACGTCATAATAATCTCCTGTTGCTAGGTTAGGGTCTGTTGCGGCGGCTGGGTAGCAATGAATGCCTTCCTTACGGAAAGTAACCCAGATCATTTTATTTGGTCGAATGTCTTGTCGAATAATCATACAGTTTCTTCAAAGAGTGAGTTGTAAGTTGATATAGCCATGTTTTCAAATGTTTTCATGTCTTCATCGCTTAGTCTAAAAGAATAGGACTTAGATTTTGGCAAATGCACTTGCTCAAAGTATCCATAAAAACCTTCGTATGGGGTATATCCAATATTTTCATTCATTGTAATTAATGTTTTAGCATTGTTATATGCTTTCTCTATTAATGATTGAATGTGCGGAGCAGAAAAGTCGTAGACTCTTGCTTCAATAATTATACCATCTTTAATTTTAATTCTTAATTGTTGCTGGAATTTCTTCCATACATTTGAATTACGATAGTCATTGTTAATAATATCTTCAGGTTGCATATCAGCAATAGTTTGCGCACTAGTTGCCCCAACATCTCGAGTTTTTACTTCAAGACCGTAAACTAGTATATCTGCTCCACGACCTCGATTAATAGGAACACCCATGTATTCAAGCAAGTTTTCAACAGCTCTACCTGCATGACCTCCAGCACTTGCTGGTACCGTTTTGCCAATTAATTGATTAGCAATTTTAAATACTTTAACTTTTGCCTTTATCATTTGATAATTTCATCATTCTTATATTGTGACCAGTCTGTAAACTTAGTTCGATCCATTAGCGTATGTAGACTGTGGGACCATACACCGGGATTAGTTGCCTTAAAATCTTTATCATCTATTTTAAGCATTGTATTATAATTCCACAATTTAATGTAAGGAATTGGCACTCTTATTTGTGGAATAAAGTTACTATGATCGTTTAGTCCACCATCATTAAATTCTTCCACAGCTGATAGCGGGATATCTAAACTGCACAGGTATCCATCACCTAGAAAGTATTCAATCATTTCTTCCCATTTCTTCCATCCGGCGTAGTCATTGAATACTGGATTAAAACTATGGTTAGCTCCAAAAAAGATATGTCCACATTCATTTTTTACTGCATGAAATGCAATTTGATCAATCTCTTGGAGACCTGTAACAAACAGCGTTTTTAATCCATATGCAGGAGTATGTTCAACTTCAGTACCGACAAAGAATATAACTTTATCGCTTATACCAGTGGTGTAATCACGCTTCATTTGTGTTCTTTCCTTCTTCCCAATACTTAATCATACGAGTTACATCTTCCATACGTTCCTGTATAACATCAGGAGACGCACGTTCTAACATTTTTAGATTGTGATAACTAGGATAATGCCTTAAGCACCAGCGAGCTTGCTCACGTATTTCTTTTGGAATACGTGGAGTTTTTTGAGGATTAAGCAAATCCGTTAGAAACTGTTCTGTTCGTTGTATGCTTCTAAAGCGTTCGTCGGGCAATGTCATATATGCATTATAACAATAGTTGTAAATAAAATCAATCGTTTTGGTCGAGTTCATCAAACAAAAACGGTGAACCTTTAAAATAATTATAGCCAAAGAATTCATCCATTCTAGATAAACTAAATCCTGAGAATAAAATGGGCGGTCCATTTGCAGGTAATCCCATATCATACGCACGTTGATTATATGCCATTAATTTCCTAAATTCAATATCTTGTGCTAGATTATCTTTTGAATTTTTACTAGCTTGTTGCCAAAATTCTGTATCAAATTTACTACCACCGTGGTAGATATAGTTAATAATGCGTTCTAAAGTTTGTGCCAATCGAACTTGTTCATCATTGGCTTGATTTTGATCCCATTGACCTGTAACATAGTTAAAAATTATAGTACATACATTAGTATAATGATTAATTGATGTAGCACTAATAGGTTCAAAGAAGATAGCACGATTACCATTCTTGATAACTCTGTTATCAACTAGCTTGGTAGTATAATACGGTTTAAATTTGTACTCTTTAGTATCTAATCCATCTACGGTCACGTTCAGTAACTCAGCCATATCAGCTTTTGCATCTTCAAGAGTGGTAATAGTATCATTAAATAAGTAGCCGTAGGTTTTTCTACTGGTCAACGGTATGCCAAACATCCATCCATTTTTAGTTGCAAAGTGTTCAGTATATTGAATAGGATCAAACTTATCAAGACTATGTACTAGACATCTATTTAGAATACTACAAGTACTCATATGATAGTCTTCAGAATAGTCTGTTGGAAATCCTCTGCAATCTACTACATAATCAAATTCTTCTGTAGTGCCATTTATTTCTACAATAGCTTTATCGGGATTATTAATTAGATCAGTTACAGTACCTTCAATTACAGAAAACTTTTCAGGCCAGCACAGGTTTAATCTTTCAAATACAAATTCTTTCAATTTGAAATTATTAAAATGTACTGCTACTCCGCCTTGCAGTAAGGGATTTAACCAATCTTTTTTTCGCCAGTTAATATACTTTGTTCCAAATTTAAGAGTACTATCTAATGATTCGGTATCTTCGTACAGAGTGAATCGTGTACCTTTTTCTAATAAGGCAACAAATCCAGGATTGGTACTTTCACCAATTCCTAAAATAGGAATTGATGGGTCATATAATGAAACAATTTCCCATTCATTACTAAGATTTGAACACAAATGAGATAAAGTCAGCACACCTGCACTGCCTACTCCTAGTACGCCAATACGCCTTTTCATTTTAATTGATCCTCTAATTCTTCTAACTTGCTAATTTGATCATCTGTAAACTCGCCGTCTTCCATTGACACAGTTTCATCAGTTGGATTAACTTCTTCAAATAGATTATTAAACATTGTATGTGAGTTTAATGTTTTCTTACCAGTAGCACCTCGAGTACCAATAATGCTCATCCAGAATCTGCTGTATTCTTCAACAACTGCATCTGCTGTTCCGCGATCACTAGTAGCAAATATTGCTTCTACAACATCTTTAAAATATAGTCTGTCAAACTTTTCTTGTACTAGCATATTAGGACAGTTGCCTAGATCGTATTGACGATTAGCTTCTTGCACACTATTAACGTGCATCCACACGTTATGGCCCATCATAATCGCATAGGTAAAACTATCCCAGCTAGTACGTCCAACTTTACCAATTTTATTTTGATCAGGCATTATAATCCAATGTGCAGGATTATATGGATCTAAAATTGTGCCAGGTGTAACATTTGGATTAGGAGTACCTGCACCGTATATACAAATATCTTTTATTTGAACACCGTCCATGATTGGACTAGTTGTAAACTTAGAAAATATATTATCTTGTATTACTGCGTCTTGGAAGAGTCGTGTGTCTGTGGCATATTTTTTATCGTCTGCAGAAGCCTGCATACGGTAGACCCATTTTGTCCGATTGTCTGTTTCTGTGTTAGTGTATATTTGTCCGTTTGCAGTTGCAAGGAACGGACTTGCGCAATCAAAAGAGATGGTAAAGTTTTCATTATGGTATTTCCTAACAGCACGTTGAATATCGGTTAAAAGAACTGCCCACTCTAATTTAGAAGTTCCCAAGAAGTGCATCCAATCTTGCTGACCTTTTTCAAGAAGTCCATCAAATCTTAGTGCCACTAGACGTTTTAATGTCAAGTGTATATCACACATATTCTGTCCGCCCATACCCCAACCATTAAAATGCCTATCTCCATATTGCTTTGGATCGCAATATTTTTTCATGCGTTGATACCAATCTTCAGCATCAGTATGAGTTTCGCCTTGAAGAACATTTAAGAATTTACAATTGCCATTACGATTATTAACAAAGTAATCATTATTGATATAAGTTCCTTGTACAGCTTCTGCATATGAACTAATACCAGTGGCCGCAACACCTGCAGGACTACGAGCAACCCAAGCAGGAATATCAAGACCCATGCCATAATCCATTAGCGTATCCATCCAGGTTAGTACCTGTTGGCGCTTCTTCATTGCTTTTGGACAGTTAGGATCTTTCCAATCAGCGGGCCAAACACCTTTACCAATCTGGAATCCACCTGAGTCACCTAATACCCAACTAGTAGCACGATTGCGATTACGGAACATGTCCTCGCTTTCGTCCGGCTTATTAAGATCTAAATTAGCATGTCCTGCTGAATACAAACAATGATCATAGTAAAATGCACCTTTGTCTGGATCTAGGTAATTAAGACTTTCAACACCGTTTTTAAAACTTGTAGGAACGCGAGCCGGATCAACATAGTTGCTGTAGCGTTGTTTACCTACAAACGTAGAATAAAAGCCACTAGTTGCTGGTAAGAATACAGCATAGTCGTTTTGTGTTGCAGTTAAATTTTTATTCATTTAGATCCAATGTTGTGCTAGTACCATTAAGCTCAACCAAGCCCACATAGTATTAAATCCTACTAGCGTCGGCAATGCTTTTTTACGACTGGCCCAAATTAATGTTACGCTAGTTAATAGTGTTAAGTAATATAATTCCCAGATTTGAATACCAAAGATTAATCCGGGAATGATAATAATAGCCTTTGCCCACCAGCTGACAAATTCTACAGTATTATAGGCAGTCCAATATTCTCGAGTAAACCACATACCGTAGCAATCTTTTATATTGCGCCAACCGGTATGTGTATAACATATTACTATTAATACTGCCCATAAGCCTACTGCTAATAATATTTGATCAGTAGTCATTATTTGCTCAATGCTGGTAAAATATAGTTGTATTCAGCAATACCGCTGTCTACAGTAATTTGCATAGCGCCTGAGTCTGAAATCTTCATAGACAAGTCACCTGGCAATGCCAAAATGCTTTGTACTTGTTGAACAGGCCAAGACAATGTTTGACGCAACTTACCAGTAATACCGCTTTGGAATGTAAATGATCCTGCGTGTGTGCTCGAGTCACCAAAGCTAAACACTAGATCACTGCCTTCAGTTTTAACTTGGAAACTTGTTTCTTCTGTATGTGCCGCGGCTTGATACTTCAGTTTCTGAATTGATGCAACTGTAGGCTCTACAGTAACGTCCCAACTAACGCCTTTGAACTTAACAGTTTTAAGTTTTTCATTAATAACTTCATTGTTCATGAAACGATAATCGTTTTGGAAGTCACCTGTTGCATTTTGAAAATGCAAACCTGTTTGTACATCTTCTCCGTTGCGTTGTTGTGTAACAACATTAATGCCAGCACCTTCTTTGTACTCTGGGCACTTCAAGTGTAAGTCTAACTTGTTCAAGTTAGGCATACCAAATGTACCTTCAAAGTTCTCAATAGGCTTGTGTGTTTTTGCATTAAAGATAACTGAACGGTCTTCAGCCATTGATTCGATTGCTGTTTCTTTATCTGTTGCTGATACTTTAACTAAAGGCAGGAAGCCCAAGCTGTGTGTATGTGCTACTAGGTCTTGTAAAAAGTCTTTCATATGATTCTCCATGTTGTGTTATTATATAGGTTTTTTTGACTATGTCAATGATTATTTTCTTATTTTGTTGTTGTATTTCACCACTTCTTCTACAACGGTTATAGGTGTATTTAGGTTTTGCGCATACTTTATGAAGGCATTTGTGTCTTTAGGAAAACAAGCACCACCAAATCCAAAACTACCATCGGGTCCGGGAACATCCATATGGCTCAACCCAATTCTAGTATCTGCAGAGACTAACTGCTTGACTACTTGATAGTCAGCACCATTAGCTTGGCATATTTCATAAATTTGATTAAAGAACGCAACCTTTGTACTTAAGAAATTATTAATTGCGTATTTGACCATACTAGCTTCGGTAATACTGCATGGCAAATAAAACTCGCATTTCTTAAGAGCAGGCCCAAACAACGTTTCCCAGAATTGATTTACATCTTCGCCGCCGATAATCATGTATTCTTGATTTAGGAAATCTTCATTAGCAGTTGCCGCACGTAAAAACTCTGGGCTATAACAAATATTATGATTAGGATAATCAATTACTATTTGTGATAGTTGATCAGGTGGTACAGTTGACTTAATTAATATTGGCAAATTTTCTGGAGCATTTTCTAATACTGCCCGAATCTGTGAATCGTCACATACTCCGTTTGGTAAACTAGGAGTACCAACACATACAATAATACCTTTTGCTGTTGGAAAATCTGCAATGGTATTTGTATTGTACGCTGGGTCAATTATATTAATAGTGTGTATGTCTTTAAGACTATTCCAAACGGCTTTGCCTACAAAGCCGTATCCTGCAAGTGTAATTTCTGTGGTCATATTAAAACTCGAATAAACTGTTAAATGTGTTTTTTTCTTCTGTACTGCGAACATCCCATTTAAGTACACCAATAAGATTGTCTAGTTTCTTATCAATAATGGCCTGCTCCATCTCAGTATGATTAAAGGGCAAGTCTTTAAACCACTGCGGCAATCTGAGCTCATCTACTGGATAAGCTACGCTTGTAAATCCTAATGGATTATCTTTAAGTTTGCAGACAATAACTTTTGCACCATCAGTGATGTTGGCACTGTACTTGTCATCAAACATTCGTTTGAGCGTATTCCAATTAATACTGGCTCGAACGTGTCCTGGCATGTTGGCTTTACCTGCCTTCTTTTCTTTAGCTTCATAGTCGGTAATATTGTTAGCACGTTTAGGGCTACCTTTTTCCCAACCAGGCCGTGTTTTAAATTTAAGACGGAACTCGCTAATATGATCTAGAACAACTTGTTCGCTAGCACCTGTTAGAACTTTTTCTAATACATCACTTAAGAAGTCTTGAATGAATTCAGGAGTATCACTACGCTTCAAGTCCAATCCCATGGCCTTGATCTTGCCTGGCTTACCATCTACGTCACTGCGCTTGCCTTCCTTGTCATAGTACAAGACAGCATAACGCTTCTTAGTAATAAACAAGCCTTTGATAGCAACAATTTCACGACCAGCTTTAATAACTTCACCACGTGATTTAGGAACGTGGAATGAATCTAGCATGAACTGTGGAAATGTAGTATTAACTTCCTCACCAATTTGGTCGTATAGTTGTACTACACTTTCTTTAGTCCAGGGAATTAATCCCGCTTCGATGTCCTTCTGTAAAGTGCGAAAAGCACTAAAATAACAAGAATCAGTGTCACCATATATAATTGCCTTTCCTCTATAATCATATTCGCCGGCAACAATCTCGTTGACCTTACCAGCCATGTGTTTAACAATTTGTCGACCAGTTAAGGTAGTTGATTGTCCAATCCGCTTATCAAAGAACCTACAACCACTGTTAAGAATAGCACCATACAAACTATTCAAGTTAATCTTCTTAACGAGTTGTCGTTTGTCCCAGTATTCTTCTTCGACTTTGTTGCCTGCTTTGATTGCTTCTTTGAGTTTGGCCTGCATCTCTTTACGTTCCGCATACCAACGCTTTAGTAGTCCAGGGATAATACCTTCATTTTCATATGAAAAGATAGTACCATTGGCGCTTAGTGTCCAAGGCTGATTACTTTCAAATATCAATCTGTAACATTCTGCGGCACTAAGAACATCACTATCTCCATTCTCCCAGTCAACTGTAATGTCTGTACCAATCTCTTGGTTCATTACGGCTGTATATTCTAACGATCCAAAGATACCTTCCCATGCCGCGGCAAAACTTTTACCCTTGCCAATTTGTGTTTCAATGTATTCGTCAGTCATTGTTTGGCGTAACTGTCCAACAATAGTTTCTGGTCCCATGTTTAGAGCACGAATTGCTGATGGGTAAAGTGAGTTAATGTCTAATGAACCAATCCAATCGTGAATGCCTTCTTTAGGATAAGCAACATATGCACCAGCGGCACCTTCGTTGTTTTCACGGTCATCCATTTTAGTACGATTAGGTACTTGGAATCCTCGACGATGTGCTTCATTAATAATAGCCTGTTCAGTTACAGCCACAGCACCCATTGTAGTCTGGAGCAATACAGTACACTCATGCGCTAGTGTATTGGCAAGATCCATAAACTTTAGTTTCTTATCTAGATCGTCTAATAGCTTACAGTCATTACGGTTATATTCAATGAATGTTTTAAAATCATTGTTGTATAATTGGTCGAGCGTACCTTCATATTGTGTTTTACGTTGACCTAACTCATATTCCGCAATGGCGTCAAGTCTATAACTGTGGCGTTCTTCATACGTATACTTACGGTACAGCTCAAGATAGTCTAAGTGAACGCGACCAATGTAGTCATAAGTTACACTATCACGACCAAACTTTTCATATTCTCTGCGTTTAGGAAATTGGTCAAATAAACAAAAACGGCGGGTATCTTCTTTTGATAATGCTTTAGTTACTCTATTTGTAGTATATGGAATATCAAAGCCTTCTGAGTTCCAACCACTTAAAATATCTGCATCTTTAATCAGATCAAGAAATACATCTAACATTTCTGCTTCTGTTTTATAAAGCATTGTATTAGGGAACTCTTTAACTTGTTCTAACGCTTCTTCCATTGTAATAGTCTTTGGAGGAACTGCTAAACATACCATAGTTTCCATCCATTGTAGGTAGACAGCAATCGCAGTAATTGGCATGAAAGCATCATCAGGACTTGCATAGCCACGCTCTGGATCAAAGTCTACCTCAATATCGAAAAATGCTACGTTTAGTTTAGGTGCGTCTTGATTAATGTAGTTTTCGCTTAGACAAACAAATATTGGATTAATATCAGCTTCAAACAATTGCTTACCTGAATTGATAGCTTGTTCTTTTCGTAGTTCTTTAGTGTTTTTACAAATAACCCTGTTAAGAGGATCTCCGTAAATAGATTGAAATTTGCCGCGTGGGTCTTTATAGTAAAACGTGTGCTTGACAGGAATGTCACGGAATACACGCTCACCTTTCTTATTGCGTTCGACTACTTTAATAACATCGTTATTACGGTCAAACCATGCATCTACATAGCTCATAATTCTCCTTATGTCATTTTAGGCTGACAAATACCTAGTATGCTGTTTATGGCCAGCTAACCTTTCTACGCAATACTTATTAGATACGCTTAGTGATATCCAAAATTGCTTCAATTTCTTCCCAGTCTTCGTTATACGCTTGCCAATCGCCTTTATGTGCAATCTTAATAGCTTTGTTAATAACGCTAGGTTTAATTTGTAATTCTTCTGCCACAGCCTTAACTGTTTCTTTTAAGCCTTCTTGTAAGTCTTCAACTTCACGTAGTACTGTACTACCTTCTGAAATCAAACGCTCGAGTTTTGCCTTTTCTTCTGCACCGTATGAACGACCGCCCATGTAAATCTCCTAATGTATAAGCCTATTATATACTACTTATCTTGTTAAAGCAACCATTAAGAAATTTTAATCGTGAAAATGGCAGAACTAGTCTGCCATTATACTTACTTAACTACCTACGCTAGTACCGTCTGGACCATTGTAGCCAGCTGCCTTAGCCATATCAGCGGCATGTGCATCCTTGGATGCTGCCGGAGCTGCCTTTGGAAGCGAATCAATTGCAGTTTGAGCAGATTGCAATGCAGTATTGATAGTTTCATCATTACCGTCATCTGGTAACAACGCCATAGCCTTTTTAATCTCATCAACTAGTGCTAACTGCTCTGGAGTAGGACCTGCTGGTACTGCTGGAGTTGTTGGAGTTGTTGGAGTTGTTGGAGTTGTTGGAGTTGTTGGAGTACCGCCAGCACCTGTATGTCCACCTGGAGTAGTTGGAGTACCAGCAACAGCACCTGGAGTTAGTGCAAGACCTGCACCTGCGCCCAACGCCGCGGCACCTAACGCTGCCTTGCCTGGATTGTTTGCAATTGCTTTACCACCACGGAATGCCTTTGCCGCCCAAGAGTCTTTGGTTGCTTGACTAATATTTGGAAGATTTTTTAGTCTAGATGCAATTTGTGCATCGCTTGCACCTGCTGCCGTTTGTGCCGCTTTCCATTTATCTAAATCAGCGGCACTTTTAAGAGCATTTGCTTCTCCACTTGCACCTCTGAATAGATTTTTACCAACATTGAAGGTATCGGATCCTATTGCTTTAGCTCCGCTGACAATATCGCCAAAGATACCTTCATCTAATGTTACTGGTTTATTCTTTACGCTTTCCCAGATATGTTTTACTGTAGTACTATCAGTTACTACATCACCATTGATTCTATAAAAGTTACCATCAGAACCTAAGAAATATTCTTTGTCTAATGTTGACATAGCTTCTAACATTTCTAAACGGTTACGTAGACGAACAATAGATTCTGCGGCAGATTCTGCGGCAGGCATTGTTACACCATATTGCTTCATAGCGGCTTGAGTCATTGGACCCATTTTGCCGTCAGCTTTGATCTTAGCACCTTTCTTAATTAGCTCATTTTGCATGGCAAATACTTTAGCATCTCCGCCTGGAGGAACTGCGGCATCTGCACCACCAAATTCACCATGCTTGTAATCACGAGCCAAGTTGGCAGCATCTAAGCCTAAACTTGCGGCAGTGCCGATACCTGGAACTAAACTAGCTAGTCCACTTGCACCTGCCATCCCGGCACCTAACCAATCGCCTTTCTTAGCACGGTTGTATGCATCAGCCGCCCCAAATGCTAGACCAACACCTGGAATAGCTTTGCCCAACATTTTACCAACACCTTTAGCGGCGCCATATGTTCCGGCACCCACTGCAGCCTGTTGCGCTAGACTTGCTTCACTTTCTGTTTGATATCCAAAACTTTCAATCAATCTACGTGATGAAAAAGATTCTTTAACGGTAGCAGGAGTTTTTAACGATGCTTGTAATTTAGATACTAGATCGTTTAATTTTGTAAGATTTGCGGCATTAACAGTTCTACTAGTTGCATCAGCACCTGCTTGCTTAGTATTAACTGTAGTACCTTGATCAAATGAACCTAAACCGTTAATACCAAACAAGCCTTTCTTTTCTTGCTTGCCGTATGCGCTAGCATTTCCGCCTTTGGCAGCAATAGCATCTGCAAGATCAGGAGCATAACGCTTGATCCAATCAGTTGGCATAACTTTAGCTTGAGGAGCACCGCCCATTTCTCCGCCTGCTCGATCCATATACTTAACTTTACCATCTTTACTATCGATAAAAGCTGGTAGATCTGGTTTATCGGTATACTTGGCAATAACTTCATCTGGGTTACCAGCTTCGTTAATTGTATCTAGTTTGTTCATTAAATCGCGAATGTTCATTTTATTTTCCTTTTTTTGGTACGCAGTTAGGTACTGACTTGCCGCCTTTTTTCTTTGTACCAACCATTTTATAACCTTTCCAACATGGGTCGTTCATCATTTCATCTATGCCAACAGGAATATTTCTACTGTTAACACCACCGGCTCGACGCTTTGATCCTAGTTCACCTAGTCCATGACTAATTTGTTCTATGTTCATAGCAAGCTCAGGGAACAACTTAGTAATGTGTTGCCATATTCTTGGATCATCACTTTGTGCTTGTTCTGCTAGATCTTTTAGCTGTCTACGAGCTCGCATGATACGTGCTTCTATACTAGCTGGATTAACTCCTTGATGACTATGAATAGTACTAGACATTGGATTTTCACGATCAAAGTCTAGTGGAGATTCTGCTACATTACTTTGTAAGCCTGGACCACCAGGACCTGGTTTAAATCCCATGCTATGACCAGGAATTTCATTTTCATTTAATCCTGGGATAGGATGTAGACCGTGCGGTATATGTCCGTTCCAATGTTGTGTATTATGATGTTTAGAAGGTAAATCTCTAACTGCATTAGGTTCTGCTAGATCGCAATGTTTTGTATGATGATGAAAAATTGTGCTACCACAATCGTAACAAGGATAGTTGTCTAGCGGACTTTCTTCTCTGCGATCTCGATTAAAATCAAACTCGTTTACAACTTTCTTTTTGCCCTTCATTGCGTTACTTAACAATGCAGTGCCTTTATCTTTCTTATTAAATTCTTTAGCAACACTAGGTTTAATGCCAATCTTTTTAGCAAACTCTGGATTATGTGCCGCGGCAGCCATAGTACGTGCTTGTTTTTCTGTAGTACTACGTTCGTCTAATTTGCTTTCCTTCATCATTACACGTTCAGCGATAGTCTGCGCATACTGCTTATAAAGATTATTTTTTTGTGTTAGTCTTTCAGCCGCATCTGTTTCAGCCTGACTAAAATATTTCTTTATACTTGATTCGCGAGTAATAGTTGGAGTTACTGGTGTTTCAACGACTGGTTGCTGGTAGTGTTGCATAGCCATTTGTACAGGCAACGAAACTTTATGCGGATTAGCGCCTTCGTTTAAACTAACTACGTCATTCTTTTTAACAATAGATAAAAACTTATCTAAGCTGTTTTCTTGTAAATCTGCCATTACTTTGGCTGTTTCTTCATCGCTCAACGGAGTTGTTGTAACTTGAGGTTCTTTAACTTGATTTTTTGGATCTAATTGTCTTAACAACTGTTGGATAACTTTGCCTTGATCTTGTTTAATAGCGGCTATGTATCCTGGACTTTTAATAGTGGTGCCCATAATAGCACCCTTCTCTTTAGTATCAGTTGCCGGCAAATCATAATATTTTGAACCGTCTGACGGATCTGTTTCAAGATACGGAGCAAGTGCGTGTTGTTGAGCTGGTGTAAGACCTGATGGAGATGGCGGTGTAGTAGCCGCACCATACATAGCGGCTTCGTCGACTACACGAAGAAATTTAGCCATGCTATTAACGCCTTCTACAGGCTTTGAAGATGCCCCATCCATCGCCTGTAAAATGCGTTTCATGTCCATAGGATTAACCCAATAGTTTTTGTGTCAATGCACGGATGCTAGCAACTTCGCCTGATTCATTTAAAGATGCACGTTCGTTTTGATTTAAACGACCAGTTAGTTGACGCATACGTGTTAAG